CTGAACGTTATCAGGGTAATCCCGAGCTCTTTAAGAAGGATTGGAAGGACATTTTCACTAATGTCAATGACCTGGGTTTGCCTCGATAATCAGTTGACTTCATAAATCCCTGTGCTATAGTAACAATATACCGAAACGGAGGACATCATGGACGACTACGAGATCGATGGGGAGGAGAACTTCGCAGAGGATGATGCTTACGACATGGAATCGGACTATGATGATTCTATGGACGGGGATCACGATAGCGCCCTAGCTTCGGCGGGATGGGGAACAGATGAAGATTATAGCTACTACGATGATGGTGGTGGCTGGGATTGAAAAGGAACCCCCTGAAAAGGGGGTTTTACTTTATGTTTAAAGTGGGACAATTAGTTAAGATTCGAGATGTACCAAATCACTCCCTTTGGACTAAAAATTTTGCCAATAAAATTGGTCTTGTTTTAGAGAGTGTTTCCGACTATCGTTACTTAGTTTTAATTGAAGAAAAAAAATGGCGAATCCATAGAATGGACTTGACAATTCTTCTAGAATCGAGTATATAGAATATATGCCTAGCACTAAGTCTTTGACTGTTTATGTTTGCGAAGAGTATGGTTATCGCTATTGGCGTTGGAAGCCTAATATGTCGCTAACCGATCTAGCTAAGTTTTGGTCACAACTTCAGAACATTCCATTTTTTAATCCCAGCGTTCTTCCGGGGGAATGGAAACAGATCCGTAACAATCCTTACCCTGGACCCTGGACGGATGCCCCGGTTGTTCATGCTCATATTCATTGGAGTGATGATTCATATCTATTCATTCCTAATAGTGGATATGTTTATCATGCTGGATATGATGGAACCCGTGATCCTGATAATAAGGATCCCGTTTGATTCAAAGGAGGCTTCTGCCTCCTTTTTTCTTTATCTTTTCATTAAAAGGGATTGACTCAAATCTATTTATTATAGATGAGAAAAAAGCTGCTGCAAATATTAAAAAATCCTCTTCTTAATTTAGGGATCAATATTGCAATGATGCTTATTCAGTTTGGAATGTCCATAATACAATTTACTGAGGGTGACACGGTTGCAGGTACGACATTTGCTTTTAGTGGATTGAGTTGTATCTCTGCTATCATTTATTGGATATTGATATGGTGGGCAGCAAAAAACTCTTGACATTATATTGCCATATGCTATAAAGAGATTGCTGCTGCGGATATAGAAACTTTCTAGAAAGAAAAGAAAGAATCTGGTTGACAACCTCCGACAGTATGCTATTCTAAGAATCTAACGAGGTGATGCTATGTGTCTGATTGTCAATAACCCTACCGGCGAGTCCCTTCATTCCCTTCGTATGGAGGTTGCTCTCAGCAATAATCCGCATGGCGTTGGTGTCATGTGGCATGATCGGGAAACTGGTCGAGTGCATAGCCTTCGGGGCATGTTCAATCACAAGGACTATACCGATCTGCACAATATGTTGGTCGGTGTCCCGCACGCTATCCACTTCCGCCTTCGCACCCGTGGTCCCATCGGTGAGGTTGCGTGTCACCCGTTCCCTATTCTTACCCAGGAAAAGGATGGAATGGATCTTTACATGATGCACAACGGAACCCTTGACGTTCCTAACGTTGACGGTGAGAGCGATACCATGACGTTTGCTCGTCGCCTGCGGGATCAGCTTCTTTCCTGGGAGAATCCGTTTGACTTCTTCCGCTCGCCAGTTCTCGCCAAGATCCAGAATGTGATCGGTTACAATCGTCTTGTGTTCTACGGCTCGGGTGGTCTTACCGCTATCCTTAATGCAAAGCAGGGTTGGTTTGATCATCCAGAGAAGGGTAAGATCGACATTGATACCTTCGATGGTATGAGCACTCCTACTTGGTATGCTAACGAGTATTCGTTTAGTGGTCTTGATTCCAAGACTAACTTTACCACTCGTCATTCCTTCGGCGGCGGATATAAGTGGTTGTCCGACGATAGTTGGGTGAATTACCGAATCTTGTGATTCATTTCTGCCACACTAGCTCAGTGGACTAGAGCAACGGTTTCGTAAACCGTAGGTCCAGGGTTCGATTCCCTGGTGTGGCTTTCTCTCAATGGATACATATTTATATGAATATTCAACGATATCCATATGATTATATTACTTATCAACGATAAAAAAACTGATATTTCTTTCAGAACACTAAAAGAAGGAAATAGTTGGATTGAGTCAAACTCATCTATTGAGTGTCATCCTAGTGGATTTTCTCTTACTGAATATTTTGATCCAGCTACATTAACTTACTATAATCTCGTGGAAGAAAACGATTGACTTCCCTTTCCATTCTGCTATTCTAAGTGCATAGGAGATAACAAATGGCTACTCGCTCCCGCATTGGTTTTGAGACTGCTTCCGGTGCTGTTATGCACATTTACTGTCATTTCGATGGTTATTTGGAGGGCGTTGGTAAGGCATTGGTTGAGGAACACAACGACATTGACAAGGCTTATGCACTTGTCAATGGTGGTGCTTGTCGTTCGATTCTAAATTGTGTTGTAGACGGACCACGAGAGATTCAACGGTTCTCTCCTACGGAGGGATCCGGTTTTGTGCCGGTGTGGTCAAAGAATCGACAGCTCTATAAGCAGGATGCCGTGAACTATTACGAAGAATATCAGTATCTTTGGGATAATCGTCAGGCTTGTTGGCTTTGGCGTAAGGTTTCCGGTGGAAACTGGAAGCGGGTCGCTATTGCTCTTCGCAATAGCGATAATCAGGAAAACGGTTGACACATTTCCAAAACGCTGCTAATATGAAACATATGAAAAAGGTAAATCGTGAGCGAGCAATCAATTATCTTCGTCAAGATATTTTTTATCTTTATCGCAATCGTATGGATTGCGAGGAACGCTATAGCGTTGCCATTGACAATGACGAGGATACTGCAACCTCTGAATATCAGGGGCAACGCAATCATATCCGTGAACTAATCAACATTCTTCGTGTCGTTCGTGAAAACGATTGACACTTTCTAATCTTGTGTTATTCTAAGTGAATAGGAGATAACGACAATGAGCAAGCGAAAGAACAGCAAGGCGCTTCCTACCACGGTGGAGCTTTTCCAGGGCACCCGCAGCCCGGTGGCTCTTGCCGCTATCTTCCGCACGGGAGGGGGTCTGCACGGCGATAAGCGCCGCTCCAAGGCTCGTAGGACCGAATGGAGGCGGGAGGTCTGGTGATCTCTTGCCGGGGCTTATAGCCCCGTATAAGAATAACAGGAAAGGAGGAACACATGCAGGATAATATGATGACAATTATCGTTTCGGTTTCGCTAGGTCTAACAATCGCTCTAGGGTTTCTATTTAATTCGTGATCTTGCTATCAAGCGGGTTGCTTAGGCTGTCAAATCTATTTTCTATTTGAAAAATCTCTGATTGTTTCTTAGGAAAAGATTCTTTGAAGACTAAGCAATCCTCTTGATCGCAAGCTCAGATCTAACTAATTACTGGTTAGATTCGGGAGTTCTACTTCTCTCTCCCGGTTATCAAAAAAGAGAAGAAATCTTTTGACTCCCTTCAGAGTCCTGCTAGGATAAGCATATGACTTCCCATCGTACAATTGTTGTTGGTGATCCGCATGGTTGCACGGATGAGTTTCGTGAGCTGATGAAGCAGATATTGAGATTATTCCTTCCAATAACAATCCCCGATCAGCAGCTAGAAGCCTTCCGTCTAGATACCATTGACGTTGACGTAGAAGCAAAGCATAAGAACCTAGCCCTGCTAGATATGTGTAAAAAGTTCCTCATTTCCTGCTGAAACCCCATTAAAATTAGATATATTTAACCCCTGAGAAATCAGGGGTTTTTTGTTTCATAACGCCATATGAAACCAAGATATGTTTTTCTTAATCCTGTAATTACTTTACGAATAGAACGTTCATTATATCCAAGAGTTCTAGCGGCTTCTTTAAGTCCAATAAATTTATTGATAACGTTACCAGCTTTATCTATTTGCAACAAAACTTTAGCTAATTTAGATTTTGAGCCTCTATTTCCGAAATTTGGATTAGCTTCTCCTTTGACGTTCGGACGGTTTATTTTCATTTTTGCAATTGCATTGGCTTTTTTAATTGGATCTTTAAAATGAGCTGGAATTCTATTTTTCATTTTTTCACGTTGCTTCATTCTAGTTTCATGCGATGGGGTCTTGCCATAATTTGGGTTATTGACACCAGAATTTAAAATACATAAATTTTTTCGCATAGCTTCATCGCAAATTTTATTTAATGACCATGTACCACCAGCTCCACCAGAACTAATATTGGCTAGATTACAGCCAAGTTCTCTTAAACGTGCTATGTGAAATTTTTCTGCTTCAAACATATGCTCTTTGAATTCAAAACAGCAAATAACATGGATATCAAATTTCCATCGTAAATTACGTAATTTTCTACTAATATGATATTGATGTAACCAATCTCCAGTTTTTGTTTTTCTTCTGCTGTCAGATATATGTTGGTATTTTCTGATATGTATTTCTCTTTCAGTTGCTCCAACGTAAAATATTTCTCCGGCACTATCATATAGAATATAAACTTTAAATTTGCCACCTAATGTGTTATCGTTATTTGTATGAGTAAAAGAACAATTGTAATTGGAGATGTTCATGGTTGCCTTTCAGAGCTAAAAACATTGCTTGATGTTGTTAACTATAATAAATATTCCGATAGATGTATTTTTGCCGGTGACCTCGTAGATCGTGGTCCTGATAGCCCTGGCGTGGTTCGACTTGCTATGGAGCTTGGTGCAGAAGCTATCCAGGGAAACCATGACGCAAAGCTTCTTCGTCGCTGGGGTCACATGGATAAGATTGCCAGCAACCCTAAGTATAAGAACCCCATGACTCCGCATGAGGATCAGGAGCGTACCATTTCGCTTCTTGGGGCTACGGAGCGTGCTTGGCTAACGGCTCTTCCCTATTATATTTATCTTCCTCAGTTTGATGTAATCGTTGTTCACGCTGGTTTGCTTCCTGGCGTTGCGCTCGATAAGCAGAGTAAGGAGATTCTTACGATGGTCCGGTATGTGCATCGGGATACCCGTAAGATGCTTTCTCTTGTAATGCCTGGATTTAAGCAGCCACCAGATTCAATTTTCTGGGCTGAAATCTGGGATGGTTCAAGTGATGTTATCTTTGGACATACCGTTGTAGGTCTACAGAGTATCAAGACTTGGGATGGAATTGGCATGGGTCGTGCTTATGGGATTGACACCGGAGCAGTTTTTGGTGGTCGTCTTACTGCTATGATTCTTGATCCTGACCTTCCTCGTAGTCGTGAGATTGTTCAAGTGCAAGCTCGCCGTGAGTATTTCGCTCTTGGTTCGGAAATGTGAAAGAAATATTCATCTTCCCCCTTGACACCGCACTTATATCGTGTTATACATACCATATATGACAACCTATATGACCTCTGGAGAGTATATTTGTATCCTTGAGGTCATTATTTGAACACTTAATCCAAACTTGGAGGTATAATATGGTTGGAGATGTTGAAAAGCTATATAATAAGGGCGATAAAGTCACGATGTTTGTGCTGGGAAAGCCTTATCATGTGACGGTTATTGCTAGCGATGTTACGGATTATGAGCGCAAGTATCTTGTGGCTTTTTCGGATAATCCGGGGGATACTAAGTGGGTGACAAATCAGATTATTCGACAATTCAGTTTTCTAAACTGATCTTTTGAAGAAAAGAGTTGACTCGTTAGCTTAGTGTGCTATTCTCGAATAAGAGGTTGAAACAATGAGTTGCGATAAAAACATGGTAACGATTCTTCGTGGGATCTCAGGCTCGGGTAAGAGCACCTATATTCGCGACCATCTTCCTGGTGCATACGTTTGCTCCGCCGATGATTTCTTCATTGATTCTGCTGGGGATTATAAGTTTAATCCCCACAAGCTCGGAGAAGCGCATCGGTGGTGCTACAGCAAGTTTATGACTGCTCTTTCTGATTGGCGGGAAACTGTCGTGGTGGACAACACTAACACTCAGCTTTTTGAGTTTTACGGCTATGTGCAGCTTGCATGGGCGTATGGATATATCGTTAATGTTGTCCGAATGGATACTCCCGTTACGGTTGCTGCTGCCCGTAACCTTCATGGTGTTCCTGATGTTAGCGTCAAGGCTATGCAGGATCGTTTCCAGCCTCTTCCTGCCTTCCTTGGTATTCCTGAAACTGTTGTGAAAGGAGTTTGATATGATTAGTACGTTTATTGGTTTCTGTCTTTTCTTTGGTTCGCCTGTCGCATGGTATCGTTTTAAGGCAGATGCAGTTATTTGCTTTGTTACTTTCTTTACTGGTATTTATATTCTCACCGGTTGAATAGTTAACTCATATGAGTTGGAATTACAGAATTCTTGAACGTGAATATACCGATGGTACTAAATGGCTTGGTATCTATGAGGTATATTATGATGATGAAGGCAATCCTCAGTATTGCTCCTCCATGCCTGTTGCACCATATGGTGATAATCTAGAAGATATCGCTGGGGATCTGCAATCTATGATAGAGGCTATTAGTAAGCCTACGCTACTCTATAGCGACTTTGTTAAGAGAGAGGAAGTAACGGATGTCTGATGTTCGGAATATATCTAACGGACATATATATGAGCTTTATTGGACTAACTATGCTAAACGTCCAGAATTGATTGCGGTTCCAGAGAATAATGTCTTTAAAGTTATTCGTAATGCAGATCGCATGGATTATGTTACAATCTCTCCAGATGCAGTCAGGGCATTAAACGAAGTTTCTTCATCGAATCTTAAACCTTAACCTAGAATAAGATATTTCTACCCCATAATTAAACCCTATTATGCATCGAGCAAATTCAATTATTCTAATTGGTATTTATAATATTGCGTTTTTTAGTCTTGTTTATGCATACCTACTTTTCTAGGAGGGTAACATGAAGCTATATAGTGTTTGGGTAGATAATATTTGTCATTTTACAGGCTCTAAGGAAGCCGCAGAATGGTTTGCCGCAGAATTGTCCACGGTTTATGATACCGTTACAATCCTGATGCAGCTATCAAATTGATTTGACTTCCATTATCCTTCTGATATTATGAAGAACTCGGAGGCAAAATGATTCGACTTGACAAGGCATCTGGTGGCTTTCTTGTTACCGATCTCGATAGCGGTCGGGATATTTTCGTTCAGATTGATTGGGATTTTCCTAGCTTGGCTAGCTCTTTTGGTTGGCAGGCTTGCAAGTGTGGTGCTACCGATGGTACTGTCAATTGTCAGCACAAGACTGCTAGCAAGATGATTTCTGATGCTCGTTGTTTTCTGGAAGAGAATGACGGTGAAGTTGTCGAGGATCCTGGCTATTTCTCCGAATGAGAAGAACATTCTAGCCTCTTCTATAGCCCCGCATGGGGCTATTTTTTTGTCTTTTTAATAATCTCTGTTGACTCAAGGCGGGAAAAAGAAAAGTATTTAATAACATGAAATATTGTTAAAATATCTTGTCTCCTATGGCATCATGAATGCATGATGGAAGATATTAAGACCTTAATTGGATTATTAATTGTAATGCCCATAATCATTGGATTAGGAGTGCCAATAGCAATCTCAGTTGCAGCAGCATTAGCTGGAGGATTTACTTATCTTTTTTATCTTCTAGCAAGTTTCTTTATGTCATGAGGAATAATTGATATGGACTTACCAATATTCTTACTTAAGGCAGCAATCTTTGCTGGAGCATTCTTTGTTATGGCTGTTGTCCTAGTAACTTTATTATTTTTAATTGGTTTTGTCACTCCAGCACTTGCTTGGTATCAAATTCTTTTTGGTTGACATTCAGAAGCATGATGCTATCATAACCTTATGAGACACTTTGGTTCCGCAATCTTCTGGCTGTTTGCATATATCTGCCTCTTTTTTGTTGGCTTGCCGTTTCTTGTCTTTCTTGTCTTTGGCTCCGTTGCTTTGCCTTTTGTCATTGTTTGGGAGGGGCTCAAGGCAATTTTTGGTGGGTAAAAGAAAAAGCTTGACTCTTCTTTCTGATCTGCTACAATAAGAATATAACGAAAGGGAACGAGACAATGTGCCAGATTATCAACAACCCGACCGGTGCTCCCCTTCTCAAGATCCGCCTTGAGACTGCCTTTGACAACAACCGTGATGGTGTTGGTGTGATGTGGCATGATCGTCAGTCTGGCAGGGTGCAGACTCTCCGAGGCATGTACACGTTTGCGGAGCTTTGGGATCTCCATGAGATGCTGATCGGAACCCCCCATGCGATTCACCTCCGCTACCGTACCCGTGGACCCGTTGGGGAGACTGCGTGCCACCCGTTCCCGATCCTCACCGAAGAGAAGGATGGAATGGATCTTTACATGATGCACAACGGCACGATTGAGGCTATGCCTAGCAGTAAGGATGCCAGCGATACGATGCAGTTTGCGTTGGCTCTCCGCACTAAGATTTTGACTTGGGATAATCCCCTTGACCTGTTCCGTGAGCACGTTTTGGAGAAGATGGGTAAGACCATCGGAAACAACCGACTGGTGTTTTTCGCTACTGGTGGAATCACCGCAATCGTCAACGCTAAGACGGGCTGGTTTGAGTGCCCCAAGGAGGGGGCGCTAGAGATCGATACCGTAGACGGTATGGGAACCCCGGTTTGGTATGCTAATCAGTATTCTTTCGATGGTCTGGATCCCGATACTTGGTACACCACCCCGCTTCGGAAGCGGAATCTCGGCTGGGGGAAGTTTGGAAGCGAGGTTGATTGGCAGTCAATCTACGCCGACGTTTGAAACAAAAAGGGGCGTGGGAACTAGGAGAGGGTAATTCCTCTCCTTTTTCTTTTATCCAGCAATTAAAGGTAATTGATTCAAAAGCAAATAATTACCTTCATGGAAAAAGTATTAAAAGAAGTTATCTCCCTCCTTATAAAAGAAGAAATAAGCAAATCCGTTTTAGAAAAACAACCAAGTATCACAGTACCAGTTAAATTATATCTAGAACCAGATCCAGTTGATGAGCTTGGAACCGAAACAGTTGCTACGGTAGATAATAAAGTCTATAGACTATCCAAATCATACAATGCCGGTAATGCCCTAGTAGATGATCTTGTTATGAACTTCTCTAAAGAAATAAATGACTCAAGACCCCTTAATATGTCAAGGGAAGACATGAGATCATTTCTTCTTGATAAGAAAATGGAACTTGAATCTCTTCTTGCTGACCGTTCTGGAACTGATATGGCTCTTTTAAACACAGAAGCACGTAATATTGCTAGTGACATTAGAAATGAACTAGAACAGAATCTATACAACGTTCCAGCCTTCTTAAAGTCCGCCGGGTCAATAGAAGAATTAATAAGAAAACTTGAAGAAACATACGATCTAAAAAGTTCTGAAAGAGGTTGACTTCCTCTGTCACTATGCTATTCTAAGAGTATGGAAACGACGAAGCGTAAGCCCCGCTCGGATCGAAACCACGTTATCTACCAGCTTACCTGCAACCCCACCGGGGAGACTTATATCGGTATCACCGTGGCTCGTGGACGAGCCTTCAAGAAGAGCATGGAGATCCGCTGGACGGGTCACTGCTACCATGCTACGGTTGAGAATCGTCCTACCACTCTTGCCGAACGGATCCGCACGCATGGTTCCGATTCCTTCTCCAAGGAAATTCTTGCGGTGGTGCGAGGTAAGACCGAGGCTCACACTCAGGAAATGAACTACATTCGTAACCTCAATCCTACCCTCAACATTCTTGGAAAGTCCAAGTGAAAGCAGGGGAATTATATTGGAGTATTGAACCCATAGCCCTTTATGCTGATCGTAGTGTGGCGTATTGGGACTATGGGTCAAATCCTATTAACCGCTTTGATGGTCCCTTGCGTTGTCAGACCTTAGCTTCTTTTCACAAAACTCCGGTATATTATTTGCCTGAAGCCACCTTCTTTTTGGTTGTTGATACCTCTTATGAAATTGAAGAACACTTCTGCGTAATCGAAGTTATTTCTGGTGATAAAAGGGGCTGGATAGTCAAGAGAGACTTTCAGTTTCTGAACCTAGTTTCTTGAAAGAAAAGGGTTGACACTTTTTTTCTCCATGCTATTCTAAGAGAACAAGAGAGGGATCAATGTCTACTTTTCAAGTCACCGTACTACCTGTCACAATTGAGAATCACCCTAACGCTGATGCTCTAGAGCTTGCTCGTATTGGCGCATATCATTCTGTGGTTCGCAAGGGACAGTTTACTACTGGTGATCTTGTTGCATACATTCCCGAGGATGCTATCCTTCCTCCTACTCTTATTGATCGGCTTGGTCTAACTGGAAGGCTTGCTGGTGCTGCAAAAAACCGTATTAAGCCGGTAAAGCTTCGTGGTATTCTTTCTCAAGGCATTTGTATTGATGCAGAACCCTCGTGGACCCCTGGACAGGACGTTGCCGTGGAGCTTGGAATCACCAAGTATGAGCCGGTTATTCCAGCAGCTTTCTACGGGGATATGATGAATGTCTCTACTCAGCGTACACTCAAGTACGATATTGAGAATTTCAAGCGTTTTGTGAATGTCTTTATTCCTGGCGAAACCGTTGTTATGACCGAGAAATGTCATGGTACGTTTGCCTTGTTTGGTTTTTTGAGCGATGACCTACGCTTGCCGGGAGAGGATGATGCTTCACGCCTGATTGTTTCTAGTAAAGGTCTAGCTGCAAAGGGTTTGGCTTTCCGAGTCCATTCGGAAAAGAATGACAAGAACGTTTACTGTCGTACCGCTAAGAATGGAAACCTACTTCCAAAGGTCAAGGAGATTTTTTCTCTTGATCGTAGCGTTTTTATTCTAGGTGAGATTTTCGGACCAGGGGTTCAGGATCTTACTTATGGTAAGACGGTTCAATTCCGAGTATTCGATATTTATCTTGGCAATCCTGGCACGGGTCGTTTCCTTGATGATGCGGAACTGGACGATGCTTGCACCAAGCTAGGGGTTGCTAGGGTGCCGGTGCTCTACCGTGGACCGTTCTCCCTAGAGGCTCTAGAAGCCCATACAAGGGGCAAGGAGACGGTTTCGGGACACGCTACCCATGTGAGGGAGGGTGTTGTTGTGCGACCCGTTATGGAGCGTGTATGGGGCGGGGATCGTATTCTAGGAAATCTCCCGCTAGGTGGCAGGATTCAGCTAAAGTCTGTCTCCGAGGATTATTTATTCCGAAAGGGAAACGTTACCGAGTTTCAATGATCTTTATTGAAATCGCTTGACTACTTCCTTGCCGTGAGGTATAAAGAATATATGAACAAGATCGAATCCCTTGAGCAGTATGCCAACGTCATTCTGAATGTCCTCAATACCCTGAGCAACGGTGCTCGTGTTACCAATGACTCTTACCCGGTTTTTGAGGCTCCTGCTCCTCGTGCTGTTGTTCCTGAGTGGCGTTTTTCCTGCTATCCAAGTTACCACAACAATGGTACCGTGAGTGGACTCCAGCTTGGAGTCCATGTGCATAATGCTACTATGGGTGGTTATTCTAAGTATTTCGCCGTAAGTGATCCAGGGGAGATTGCACCCGCTCTAAATGATCTGGAAACTTTCCGGCAAGAGGCGCTATCAAAGTGCCGACACTATAATCATCGGCACGTTGCAAATCTTGGTCGGTGCTATAATCAGTATCAATGCAACGATTGTGGTATCAAATTCGAAATTGATAGCGGAGATTGATATGGGTCTAGGTTGGCTTTTTTTCCTCTATGCTTTCCTTCTTTCTGGTGCTATTCTAGAATATATTAAAAATATTCACTAACCAAAAATTGGTTGACTTCTTCTGGAAAGTATCCTATACTAAAAATATAAGGAGACAAGAAATGCTACTGCGTACCGGAAAGAACCTCATTGTCACTCGTGAAATCTTCGAGACAGATGGTGACTGTGATCACTTCAACGAGGGTGAACGTGTTGTTGTTCTGGACATTTCTACCACTCTCCCTTACCATGCTTATGTGAAGAATAAGATTGGTAACGAAGGTTGGGTTGATGTGAGCTTTCTCCGTCCCGCTCGGGGTCGTCCGATGAAGCCAATGGTGTGATATGAGAGTAGATCCAATATTATTTAATTTCGCAAATCTTCCCTTAAATGTAAGCGGTCAAGGCGGCAAGGAAAATACCTTTGCCGCCTTTTTTCATGGCTGGAAACGTATTAATGCACCTTTACACGATTGGGAATATCCTACCGCAGATGGATTAATCCGTATTGAGTCAAAGAAACAAAATGATTTACAATGGTTTGATTCAGGTAAATTTTATAACTTGAGTCCTGAAGACCGTAAGATAATAATTTTATTTATTCTTCATCGGGCGGGAAAAATAGATAAAATCCTTGCAACTACAGTAGGTGAGTTTATTGATTGGTTAACCATTCATAATGGATCAGATGGCTGGTGTGAAGAAGTATTGAAAAAAGGACATGAGTTTCGTTCTCAATACCCTGCCCTTCAGTTTAAAGCTAAAGTTCATGTCAGAAAATTATTTCGTCAAGCTCCTCATATCTTTGATATCCTTTATTCAAAATAAAAACTTGACTCTCTACTCCCCTATGCTATACCTAATGCATGAAACAGAAATATCCCAGAACGTTTCATGTGCCTTGGTCCCAAGGTGCATCTAGCGATGACAAGACGCATTCTACCTCCCAGATTGAGGAAATGTTTGCGGAGAAGTCTGTTGTCATTACGGAAAAGCTAGACGGAGAGAACACAACCATTTATTGGAATGGTGAGTGTCACGCTCGTAGTCTTGATTCCGGCAATCACCCTTCCCGTGACTATGTTCGTTCTAAGGCACGAGAGATCGCCAGTCTCTCCATCCCGGAAGGATGGAGGCTCATGGGAGAAAATTTGTATGCCAAGCACTCCATTGGCTATGATCGGCTTCCTGGCTATTTTGTTCTATTTGGGATTGCTGACCACAATAATATCTCTAGACCCTGGTGCGAGGTAGAAGAATGGGCAAATCTGCTTAATCTGCCCTATGCACCCGTACTGTTCCAGGGTATCTGGAATATGAATACGGTCAAGGATCTTTATCCGTTTCCCAGCCGTTTCTCTTCTTCTGTTGCAGAAGGATATGTTATTCGTTCTGCCGCTGCATTTCCGATGGTTGAGTTTGAAAGCCACGTTGCAAAGTTTGTGCGAGCTAACCATGTTCAGACCGATTCTCATTGGATGCATCAGGCAATCCAGCCTAATCGTCTTGCTCGATAATCTTTTCTAAAAAAAGTTGACTCCTTCCTTTAGTCTGCTATAACAAACCTATGCCGAACAACAACAGCGCCTTCGTTCCCGGTCGTCACGTTACTAACCTTGATCGCACCATGCGTGGGATCATTCTCAAGGTGGAGGATCGTCCGCAAGGAATCCGTGTTCTCCAATTGAGCACCAATAGCCCCGTTTGGTACGATGTTTCCGAGCTTCGTGCTAACCGTGGTCGTCCTGCACACGTTCATCCTAGCGGTCTTTGTGCTGCCGATGTGGTCAATCTGATCAACAACAGCAAGGAGTTTTGCCAAGCGGCAATCAGCGAGCTTTACGGGCGTCAGAACCCGATGGAGCAGGCTCGTGCCACGACGATTGATCGCAACGAGGTTGGTTTCCGTGCGGACCATGCTCGGCGTGGTTGCATCCTGGCTGCACTCGCTCCCGATGCTTGGGGTGAGGCTGAATACGCCACCGCTCGCTCTATCCTCGTCCGATACAGCGGTACCCAGCTTCTGGACCTGGCTGCGTCTCGCCCGATTCCTTCACTCGACAGTTGACTAACTAATTAGTTTAAATTAGATCCTCCTTGTGGTAATTTAACCCAAGGAGGATTTTTTTATGCCTAATTGGTGCTGGAATTCTGGTTGTATTCGCTTGCCTAAAGATGCATTACCCGATGCTAAGGAAGCGTTTAAGAAGTTAACTAAAAATAATGGAAATGGTTGGTTTGGATGCGTATTTCCAACGCCACCAGAAATGAATCTTGGATTGGGGTCAGCGGAGGGAAATCAGGAATATATTAATCTTGATTGGCTACGAGCAAACTCTAAATTTACTGGAGATTTCGGCACAGTCAAAGTGCATAAATACAAAGGAATGCCAGATCGTCGTGAATTAATTCCAACTAAGGAATATAAGGATTATCTTAATGAGACTTTTAGTGCAGACAACTGGTACCAATGGAATCTTGCTAATTGGGGTACGAAATGGGATGTAAATCCAGAAATCTGGGGTCAGGATGAAGAAAGTATTAATTTTTCATTCGAGTCGGCATGGGGTCCAGCAGAACAATTTTTTGAAGAGCTTTCTGACCAATATGGACTTGAATATCAATTAAGCTATCATGAATCTGGAGCCCGCTTTGCTGGTAAGAAGTCATATTGGGACGGGAAACATAGTGAAGAACATGCTGAAGATGATGAATATCCGCTCTATGTAATTAAAGAATTCGATGAGCCAATTGAGTATGTGCTCTATGAACTGGAAAACCATTCATCATTTGATGAGTTTATTGAGGCGGAGTCCCAGTATAGAGACAACCCGGAGCTGCTTGAATTAATTAAACAATACTACGAAGATAACTCAGCTCCGCCGGAGAAACCAATTAAATTGAAGGCAGTCAAGGCATCACCAGCTAAAAAGACTGCAAAGAAAGCAACAAAGAAGACTGCATCTAAGAAAAAGGCACCAGGTAAGAAGAAATCGCCAGCTAAAAAGAAGGTAGCTAAAAAGACAACAAAAAAGAAGTGAGTATGAGGAGGTGGTAGAAATACCACCTCTTTTTCTTTTGTCCTATTTAATTCCTTTTAACTCAACAGATAATATTTATCGACATGCGTAAGAAGAAAGATACAATATTGTTTGCTGGAGCAAATATTGATTTAATCGTTGAAAAAGTTCTCCATAAATTACTTGAATTTTCAAGTATCGGTTTTGTTGATAGCGAAATTGCAGAAAAGGCAGTAAGAGATTCTTATCCAGAATTAAAGAATGCTACTTTAAAACAAACTGTTGCCGTACCTGGGTATAGTCCTTTCTTTGTATTTGAATTAAATAAATCACCTGAAGAAGCTACGCTTAAAGAAACAGGTCACGAGCAACGAGAACAAAAAGAAGCTTTTGATGCAATAAAAGATTTTCTTCTCTCTAAAGAAGATCCGGTATCGCTTAAAATAGGTCATATCACATATAATGACATCTGGGATATCGTATGGGTTCCTGAAAAAATCAAGAAAGATAAGATTATTCATCCAATAGCAGATTTCGTATTGAAAAATAAAAACGGGGAAAAAGTAGTTTGGCTTTCACACAAAGGTGGAACTCGTCCAGAAGATTTTAGACAATACACTGGTGTTGGTGTTGATTCTCGACAAAATATAAATTCACATCCTGAATACCAAGCATTCAAGAGAATTTATTTAAGATGGCTGAATGAAAACGGCGTATGGAAACGTAATGTTAAAGTTTTGCCACGCAAAACTGTTGTTGCTAAAGTTATTAATAGCATTGACTTACGCAAAATGGCTATGTTTGGTCAATATACTCTTGGAAATCAAAAGGGATTAGAGGCAATTGACTTCCTAATCCAAGGCAAACCATATTTTATAAATAATGAGACCAATATATGGGAATTAAAAGCAGAAAAAGTTGTTTCGGCTAGTGCAAATGTAGAAAAAATGCCAATGCCTTATGTCCCAGTTTTTACTGTTAGATATGCAACAGATCGCAATGATCAAGGATTCCCATTTTCTCGTGTCTCAATATATCCATATCAAGGTGCTCATGGTGAAAAAGATCCAAGAAGAGCTGCTGAAATAATAATGAAATATATTTGAAAAAATAAGTTGACAAGAGCTAGCCGTCTGCTATTATCTAGACATGGAAAACGGAAACGCTCTCCGCCCTCACCACCTCAATGCAATCTCTCGTGGTTTCTTCTGGGAGTGTGCGTGTGGAGAAATTTACCAGACCCGTGAAAATGCTTGCATTTGCCGCAAGTGCCGGGTTTATCTTGTTGACTTTCACAATAGGTCGGCGCCGGTTGACCTTCGCACACTAGCAGCACAAAACGGTTGACTCTTTTAACCGGGATGCTACTATAAAAACACAAAGAGAGGCAAGGCAATGACCTACAAGATCGTTCGTATTTATCGTGATCCTGGCTTCAAGTCCCGTGTTGTTCGCCGGGGTCTTACTCTGGAAGAGGCTCAGGCACATTGCAAGGATCCTGAGACTTCTTCTCGTACTGCTACCCTCGCCACGGCTCGTCGGCGTACCCGCCTCAAGGGTCCGTGGTTTGACGGCTACACCGAAGAGTGATAAGGTTCTAGCAACGGAGGTTTCCTATGATGAGTCAGATTTCCGAAGTTATTTCCTCTTATGAGGATGATGGTGTCCCGCTGCATATTGCTTCGCCGGTAGCAGCGGTTTATACCGAGGATGCTCCGCTTGCTTCTTTGCTGGATAGCGGGTTAACCTATGATATTATCAGCACCGATGCAAATGGGATTTTGCGTGTGATTCATCTCAATCGCAAATATGATTTTGATCTGGATACTGGCTCCCTTTTGGGGTTCGTTCAATGAATAATCCTACTTGGGAACAGGTATTTAATGTCTTGGCGGACCTTCCCCGTCAATTCCGTGAACAGGAACGTGCTCAATGGGGAAAATGTAGCCAGGAACCTGATTCTAACTGGCAGGATAATATTTCTTGTCAGTCTGCGATGGATCGGGAATGGGCTGAGTCAATGATGAAAAAGATGGGCTGGGAACAAAAGGGTTGACTCTTCCTCCCTCCATGCTATGATAAACACATGACCGAAGAAGATTTCGGTTGACTTCTCTTTCCCTTCTGCTAATGTTAGTATCTAACAACGGAGGTAATCATGGGTATTCGTAGCGATGTTGGGGTTGCTCTCAAGAAGCACCTTGTTGACGCATTGACCGAGGAACAAAAGACTGCTTGGTTTGGTGATTGCAAGAGGAAGTATACCCACGCAGAGGGTACTTTGTATAACTGGGAGCATGTCAAGTGGTACGTTGAACACTATGACGAGATCAAGGATCTGTATACCTGGCTGCGTTCGCAGCCCCGCGAAGATTACTTGGTCGTGGCAGTCTGCCACGATTATCCAGAAGCCGACGATAATAATATCGGTGGTTGGAATGAAAATCCCTGGAATCTTTATCGTGTTGTTTCTGTTTCTTTGAATATTGAAGTCGATCTCGATCTCGAAAGCGATTGACTCTGATCTTTCCTGTGCTATTCTAATCACACACAAGAGGAGATAACGATGAAGAACAGCAGCGCAATCCGTTCGGCAGATTATTTCAACAACAAGCTCTCGGTCACTTTTCAGACCGGCTCCACCTATGTCTATCATGGGGTTCCTGAGAAGCTCGCAACCGAGTTTCTCCAGGCTGAGAGTCTTGGATCGTTCTTCCATCGCAATATCCGTACTGCTTTCCCTTATCATGCCCGTAAGGTTAGCGAGTGAGTGGAACCCTACCCTAGTAAGATATGAGAGGGGGAGGTGCTTCCTCCCCCTCTTTTTTATCCTATTATTAATCATATGTGAGTCAATCTCTTATAATAGGGTTATGGATGACTCTAGGGAATTAGTTAAATTAAAACAGGAACTCCTGAATCAGATTCATCAGGCAGAACTAGAAATATGTTATATTGACTTAGAGAGGCTAATAAACAGGATTGAAGCTCATGTCATCTTAGTTAATTTAGAAGAGCGCATGGATCGAAGAATCTGGAACCGGTTAATAAAGAAAATTAACGAAGGGATTGAGGAGATAGAAAATCTGAAAGAAAGTTTGAAATAGGTTTACTTCTGGGGGGAGCGGTGCTATTGTAAGAGCATAAGGAATCCGAAACGGATACAGAAAAGGAAAAAGGTACAAATATGCGTATTGTTGACAGTAATCTTCTCGCTGGTGTTCAGTATGATCGTGGAACCAAGACTCTCACCGTTGCCCTCAAGAGCGGTGGCACCGATCTCCGAGTCTATCGCTATACGGGTGTGAGCAAGCACACCTTTACGGCTTTCAATGCCGCCGAGTCGCCTGCAAGCTACTTTGCGTCAAAGATCGTTCCGCGTCACCGTGCCAAGCGCATCGTCTGAACCGGCAAGTAAGATAGCATAGGGAGAGAGGGAAGGTTTAATCGCCTTCCCTTTTTTCTTTTGTTCCATATTTAATCCTGTATGAGTCAACTATTAAAAACCTTTATAAAAGAAACTGTTAAAGAAATAATACAGGAAGTTACTGCTCGTACTGGTCCAAGAACAGGTGGGTTTGAGTTTGATCCGGCGTTAAAGAACAGAATTTATTTAAAAGCTGTTGAAGCAAACAAGCATCTGCAATTGAAAAAAAAAGCGCGAAAAAAGAAAGTAGTTAAAATAACTCATGACCAGATGTCAAGGTTTAAAGTTAAAGATCCCATTACAGGAATGGATATCTACATATTCTTTCAATTTTTCCTAGATACAAATGAAAAAGCACCAACAGGCTGGTACGATCCAAATACAAATATAATAGGATTAAATGTAGATTACTTGGCTTACGACATATGGTTTAAGTCAATAATTCCTCATGAGCTTACTCATTTTTTTAACTTAAAATATTTCCGTGTAGATCCTACTGTAGATGAAAAAGACTTTGAAAAATATGCAAGTCAACCACATGAAATATCAGCCTTCCTCGGCGGAACACTTGTTCCAGCAATGGAAATGGAAGCAAAAAAAGTTGCAAAATCAATCAAATCTGGATCCTTAGTTGACCAAAAATTAGGCGAAAATCTGGTTGCTAGACCATATCGCCTCTATGAAAGATTGCGAAATGAAAAGGTTTTCTCTAGGCTTATTAATCTCTACAGGGAAGATCCCAAATTGTTAAGAAGTTTAAACAAAGCTGCTTATGATATTACACAGGAAATTATTGTACCAGCTCTTCAGGACTTACATCTACCAATTATTACTTCAGGAATGAAGAAAATAGCCAAAGAAATCGCTAACGAAATCAAAACTGGCGTTATGGACGTAAAGAAATCTGATGAAGCTTTTGCAAACAAATTAATTAAACATCCTTGGCTTTTATATAAAAGTTGGCTTGACAAACAAGAAAATAAAGATGACTTTAAATTGGTACTTGACTTTTACGCAAAGATACCAAGCTCCCCGTTTGCAACAAAAGTTAACTTAACTGCACAGAAAATAGTAGAAAAAATTATCGCACCAGCTCTATATCTGAGCAAAATCTGAAAAGAACTTGACAATTTCCTTTCTCGTAATATCATTGCTCCATGAAAAAGACTTCTCCTTGGCAGAATAGTTTTCAGCGTCTTGTGCTAGAGGCAAAGGAAAAGGCTCGCCGTGAACTTCAGCAAATAATCGATGGCGAGTCTCCAAATAAGCTTGACAAGTGATTCTGATCCGCTATACTATAAGCACAACAAAAGAGGAAATCATGACGAGCCTGATGCAGAAGCTTCTTGACCTTAACTTTCTCCCCGTTGCTGGCGTGCAGGAAACCGATGGTTCTGGAAATCCTGCCATGATTCCGCATGGCGCTCCCCACCGCTGGGACGAAAATAACGGTGTTCTGGCAATCTATGATGATCGTGGGGTGCCGTGGGTCATTGCGGCTGAGAAGATCCCTGCCGCCACCCGCCGACAGATCGTGACCGACTGGAGGCTTCAGTCCGGTGCATATGTGCCGTTTTCTAATGATGGTGGCGCTTTTGTCACCGGAGCGGTTCTTTCTCCTAACGCTGCTTCGTGAAACTGGTTGACAATCTAACTGGAGGTGCTAAAGTAAACATATGAACGTGATCAATATTTCCTTCCTCTCCGCTGGTCTGTTTACCCTCGTTCTCAACTTCCTCCCCCTTAGCTGAAAGCTAAACTAAAATGTCCCTTTCTTCTAAGAAGATTCTAGAGCTTCACTCTAACCCCTATCGGGGTCCGCCGAGCATTCACCACAATTAAATAATAAACCCCAGTCCACAAATGTAAGTCGGCTGGGGTTTTTCTTTTGTACTACAAATAAATCCTATTGACCGGATACAGCAGAAACCACTTGACTTCTCTTCTGGAAGAGCTAAGATAACCATATGTACAACGACATTCGAGTTGGAAGCCGCTACACCTTTGATCTTACTGTTCCTGGTGCTAAGGGTCAGGAATACAGGGAGCTTGTTTCTGGCTGGGTTCTGGAAAAGGTCCAGATTAAGGAAACCAAGTTTCTTGTGCTTGATCAGCAGCGTGTTATCAATATGGATTATGTCACACGGGCTCTTGGAGAGTTTGTGACCGGTTGATTCATATTTAAAATAAAAAGGATTAATCATGGCTACAATTAACGTAGATGATCTGGTTGGTATGAGCGAGCGTCTTGCTGTTCGCAAGATCGAAAATTCCCATCATATTGCTCGTGTTATTTCCCGTGATGGGGTTGAACGTGCTGCCTTCACTCAGGAATATTCGGAGGAACGAATTAATTTGGTTTGTGTTGATGGCAATGTCACCGAAGCTTGGGTAGGTTAATCCCTATTGAGAAACCGGTTGACAACCTCTCCATTGATGCTATCATAGGTGTATGAACAACGACGATGCTTTTGAGCGTGGCGTGGTGGTTGGTTGCTTTCTTACTTTTGGAGGTTTTGGTCTTGTTGAACTAGCCGTGAGGGTTCTTCTCGGCGGCTAAATAAAAAGATTGACTTTCCCCCCTCCTCTGCTATTCTAACTGAAGAAAGGGAAACAACAATGACGGACGCCGAGTGCAACAAGTGTTCGGGTGAGAATCGGGTGATCGTGCCGGACGATAACGGTCATTGGCATTGGGAAGAGTGCCCTGCTTGCAACGGTTTCGAGGATGCGGTGCTTGCAGAGGGCGGCTGCTTCGATGGTTGGGGTGATGCTCCTCCGTTCGGGGTTGGGGAGCTTCCCCCCTTTGCTTTCTGCAATAGCTACTGAAAAGTGTTGACTTAGCTTACTTTCTTTGCTATCTTAAGATCAGGAGGCAACGATGAATAAGTGGATTGGTTGGGTTGAGGACAATCAGGGTTATATGGTTCGTTTCATTGGACCGACGAGCCGTGCATGGGCTAATCGTAAGGCTAAGGCTGCTTGTGAGGCTATCACTACTCCGGCAAGCTGGACTGCCAGCGAGGTAGACTATGCCATGCGTAATCGGCTTGCGGGGCACACGATCACGGATCGTTGGTTTCGTCGGTTGAATGGTGAGGATCGTAATCTACTGATCAACGTTATGGAGGGCTGGAAGTGAATATGACAAACGAGGAGCGTATCCATTTAATTAAGAATCCTTGAATCAATGCCAAAAATTCTGGCGGCAAACAAAAGGTTGACTTCCTTTCCACTTGTGGTATAGTAAGAATATGAAGAAGGCAAATCGTCTACGGGCAATTGAAACCGTTGAGGTGGAACTACGATCCGCCTTCAACAATCGTCCCCAAGCGGTGGATCGTGATGAATACGCACCTGAAGACTTTGCAGCGGCGCGCTTCCTGGCAGAACGCCGTTGCCGACAGCTAGTCAATATTCTTCGTGTGCTTCGTTCTTCGTGCTCTTCGTGAAAATTGACATTCCTCTAACCGTAAGCTAGGATAAGAAAATGGAAAAGCGAGACAGCTACAAGAAGGCAATCGCCGGTCCCGGTGGAATCAACTGCTCCTGCTGCCGGTGCGGCACCAAGGGCTACGCAAAGCGCCTGAACGCACGAGGAAAGCGCCGTCTGGCAAAGATGACACTGCGCCTGGACTGGTGAGAGAATCAATCCTAGAGGCTTCTAGAGCCCCCGCAAGGGGGCTTTTCTTTTGCCCCAAAATTTAAATGCACCTGACTTAACTATATTTATTATTCCCGTTGACATCCGGCTTTGGATGTGTTAAATTAATAAAATGAAGCATATTACTGGTCCAAATCCTGGTTTTATCGTTATCACCGATTGCGATGGTGATATTACGACAACTGTTGGCGCTAATTCCACTGTTGACCAAGTTTATTCTCTTATTCGCTATTATGATCGGGAGAATCCTGACGATGCACCGCATTCCCCCTGGAAATGGGGACCGGGAGGTTTCTCCCGAGTTTTGGATTGATGCTGAATTAGGTTGACAAAAGGAAGGCGGGAGGTTATATTAAAATCATGAAGCGCACCAAGACGAACGCTGACTTCTACGCCCCCCGTTTCAACATGGACTTTGGCGACATTGAGGATCGTCAGATCCATCAGCGGCTGCGGGACGAATACTTCGACAAGAAGCGAAGCAAGCCCCGTACCAAGAAGAATAATCCGAAAAAGGATTGACTTCCCTAAACCCGCTGGTATACTAAGAAAACAAGGGAAGGAAAGAGAAAAATGGCTATTAAGAAGCTGTACCCCGCAACGAAGGTGGCGGCTAAAAAGAAGAGGAAGATCGCGCAGACCGAGATCCCCACCATCGGGAAGTACATCGACAGTCGCCTCTACAGCATGAAGTGCTACGGGCTCTTTGACGAAATTGAATCCCCGACCGAATCCCATATTTCAGATATTGTCAAGGATTATTTTGACAAGTATCGTTATATCCGGGTCTGAACGGAAGAGGGAGAGAGTTTTTCCCTTTTTTTCTTGACTCTTCCAAGCAATCTGGTAATCTCTAGCTCTAAGGAGAAAGAAACAATGTTCAAGCCGTTCAGCATGGTTCACGAGGGCAAGGGTCAGTTTGCTAAGTTCTCCCCGACGAATGATCCCGATACGGTGTTCATTCAGTTCAAGGGTAGCTGCGGCTCCATCATGGAAAACTACATCACCCGCGAGATCATGACCGCTGCCCTTGCAGACCTCTTTGCCAAGGGCTATAAGGAGGTTTCCACCTGATCCCCTCCGCACCCCCTTGACCCCGAACAAAGCCCCGCAAGGGGCTTTTAATTTATTCCCACGATTAATAGTTACTGAGTCAATTGTCATTAAACAATCGGCGGGAAACAAAAATAAAAGATTGACAATCGGTAGCCGTCTGCTACATTAGACAGACATATGAAAACTTTTCGTATCGCTGTTTACAATATTTCGAGTTTCGATGTGAATGCCGAAAACAGGGAGAAGGCAAAGGAGATTGCTAATCGCCTTCTTTTGAGTGGCAACACAGATACCATGACAACCATTGAAGAATATTCAAACGGTTGGGAAGTGGATAGCATCGGAGATCTTTCCGAAAGCAGTTGACAACCATCACACGAATGCTATAGTAAATCTATGACCTGGAACCTCTACCTCGACGATCTCCGTACTCCCCCCGCTGATCGGGATTGGCTCGTCTGCCGTTCCTCCAAGGAGGCTATCAACCGCATTCGGGAGCTTGGAACCCCTCAGTTTATATCCTTCGACCATGATCTCGGAGGGGAGGATAGCGCAATGGTTTTCCTCAAGCATTGGGTCAGTATTCCCACCCATGCCGATCCTACCCGCCCCGGCTGGCATTCCTTCGGCAAGGTGATGATCCCCGACTATCAGATCCACTCCGCTAACCCGGTTGGAGCACAGAATATCCGTTCCTTCATGGAGTCGTGGCGGCGATCCATCGAAGACGACGGAGAGTGACGGCGGCAAAAAGAATGCCAACAGCAGCCCCCGAAAGGGGGCTTTTCTTTTGCCAGAAAACTTAAATGCATTTGACTATTTATTTTCATGAAAATAAAGCTAACAGAGTTAAGACAGATTATTGCAGAAGAGGTAAATAAACTTTTGGAATCTGAAGGGGAGTCTGAAGGCGGGGAACATAAAATTTTTGTTACTGATGTAAAGTTTAGTCAGCGTAGTCCCCGTGATCCATTTAAACCAAGTCTAATATATTTAAATTATAATAATAAGAATTACCAGGTATACGCTACCGGTACAGAAAACCTGTTGTTTCACTTCGAAAATAAAGAAGCTAGAAAAACGAAAACAGCAACGAAACTTCGTTGGACTCTTGATAAACTAAAACCAAAAGACTGGGTTCGAGGTAAAAAAGTTGAACTCACGGTAAAAAATAGTTTTGGTTTAAGTGTTGACGATTTCAAGGATCTTAAAAAAATACTAAAAGATTTGGCAGAAGAAACTTGACACCTCCTTTTTCTCCGCTATAATAAGGGCATGAAGACCACGGTAAAGATCAAGCGGCGCAAGCGGACCTTCACCTTCAACTTCGATAGCTTCGCAGAAGCAGAGTCCTATGCTACCTCAATCTGGGGTATGCTCCGGATCGATTACTTCCCAGCACTCAACCGAATCGTTGTCCTCGCCCGATAATCGGGTTGACAATCCCTTAGCTTCCCTTATAATAAACCCATGAGCAACAAGCGAAACAACAGCAAGCGGCTTCCCTCTCAGGTGGAAATCTTTCAGTCCACCCGTAGCACCATCGCTCTCAACGCTATCCTCCGCTCCGGTGCAGGTAAGCATCAGGACAAGCGACGTGCTCCCGAGCGAAAGAATGACTGGCGAAAGGATAGCTGGTAAGCATCCAAACCCACAAGCACACTACCATAATGAAAGAGCCCCTGGCAGGGGCTCTTTTTTTTCGTTCTCTTCAATTATTATCCCTTGACTCAACCATCCTTAATATTCATGTCCGCCAGGTTCAGGTCTTGAACCTATTAATTAAATAGCATTAAGTTTTCCCTTCGTTTTCTCCTCGAGCGACCCCAGATGACTCTCCCCGGCGGAGACGAATTAATTAACCGCCGGGAACAAACAAAAAGCTTGACTCTCTCCAACAAGGGAGCTAGGATAGGGACATGAACAAGGACGATGCATCACTCCGCTTCGCTGTCAACTTCGTGATTGTGGGATGGCTTTTCCTCGTGATCGGCTGCCTTCTCGCAGTCTCCTACTCATACCCGATCATCTTCCCCATTTTCACCCTTAGCTGCTATGCGCTTCTGCGCCCCACCCCTCGGATGAAGCCCTGAAAATCGGTTGACTCTGCCAAAAGCCTTCCCTCAAAAGGGGAAGGCTTTTTTCGTTGGGAATCCCTATGCGTTGACGGAGAAGGAAAGGACAAGGAAATCAGCACATTAGGTGCTCGGAGGAGCTACCACCCCCACCCCCCTGTGCGTACACACATACATACGCACACATGAGGGAAAAATCGGCGGGAAAAAAGAGCTTGACCCACCACCCAAGAACACATAATACATAATACCGGAATACCAGAAAAAAATACCCTCACATTCTCTGAATACATATCTCTCCAATAATCTCCCTTAACTTAATCCCAAGTAACTTACAAAACACAACCAATTATTTTCCCTTGAAGGAGACTCAATTAGTCCCGTAAACACTAACTCTACCAGAAGCCACAATAATAGGACAGATTTTATGCTTATAAAAAGCATAGAATGCTTGAATCCCGCTAAAAATAAGCCTGAAAAGCATACCTCCTAACCTATCCCACCACTATCCCCCCTCACTACCAGGGTAGCAGGAGAGAAACAAAAAGAGCAACGATTCCAGCTACTTAGAAAAAAATATCACCTCCCCATAAAAAAAGATTGACACGGGGAGAGAAAAGGGATATAACAGGAATATGCAAAGCGTTCGCGAAATCGTCCTCTTCTCCACCGTTCTCGGAACCCTCATGATCCTGGCTGCCGGGTTCTGGGGATTCCTTCTCCCCACGCTCGTTCCCGCTCTGGCACCCCTTCTTGCTTTTGGTTTCGTTCTCGGAACCGTAATCTACGGGATCGTCAACGGCTGAAAAGCACAACGGAAAGAAACGGAAAGGAACCCGTGATAACCTCACGGGTTTTTTCTTTGCAGAAAGATTAATCAACACTAAGTCAATAGAGATTCTTAAGAAAAAAGAATCCAAAAAAAGACTTGACTCTTCCCTCACCATCCCTTATTCTAACCCTAGGACCGGAGAAACCGGGACGAGAGGGAAAGCACAACGGGAATAAGGTTGACTTTTCCCTTCTGCACCCTATAATCCCGCCCCCTTTATGGTGACACCGGGAAACGACCGAGCCCCGACGCACGACTACACCGGCAAGCCGAAACCCTAGCAGGAAACCCCATGCCTGCAACCCCTTGAATTAACTAGGAAAAAAGAAAAAGAAAAAAGAACAAAAAAAAGTTGACTCTGCCGCACCGTTTGCTATTCTTAGATTGTTCCAAGGCACTCCAAACGAAAGAGGTTCACGATGACTGCTTCGCTCACTCCCGGTCGCCACGTTACCATCCTCACCGCCACGGACGCCCGTGGTATCGTTCTCCGTGTGGACGGTGAGCGTGCCCGTGTCATGGACGCTACCTCGGAGATCCCGTCGTGGTTCCCGTGCGCGGACCTTCAGGGTCGCCGGGGTCGCCCCGCAATCGTCCACACCTCGGGGCTTTGCCGCTACGATTTGACGTGGCTTGTCAACACCGATCCGGCGTTCTGCCAGGAAGCGATCCGCTTCCTCTTCGGGCGGCAGACCGACGATGAACAGGGTTCCGCCTGCACCCGCCATGACAATGACCTCGGCTTCCGTGCCGATCACGCTCGCAAGGGTACGCTTCTCGCTGCGCTCGCTCCCGATGCCTGGACCCGTGAGGAGAACGAGATCGCACGCCAGATCCTGCACCGCTACACCGGGACGCAGCTTTTCGACCTTGCGGCGGAATGGCTGGAAAACCCCGGCGAGTGATACCAGGGGGAAACCCCCGCACAACGGAACCCCGGTGCCGAAAGGTGCCGGGGTTTTCCTATTGTCAAGCGTTTTTTTAATCATAGTTGACTCACCCGCAAAAAAAATAGGCGGCAAAAAAGGTTGACTTATTAAAAAGACTTGACTCAACTAGAATTAACTTGACACCCGCCAGGAAAAAAAAGAAGAAAAAAAGGTTGACTCCCCTTCCCCTTCTGCTATACTAACAGGGACCGAAGGGCTCGGGACGAAGATAGGGAAGAACACGCCAGGAATAAGGTTGACATTCCCTCCCCGTTCCTGTACCATTCGCACCTTTTTCTAAAAAAAAAGAGAAACGACTAAAAAAAAAGTTGACACCCCTTCCCCTTGTGCTATTCTTAGATTGTTCCAAGGCGCTAACGAGAAACGAGGATCGCGTGTTTGCCAACCTTCCCACCCGCCGTTTCGGAGTCGAGATCGAATTCGTCGGTTGCGACCCGGTTCAGGCGTGCCGTGCAATCATCGCGGCGGGCGTTGCCTGCAACGCTGAGAGCTACAATCACGATGTTCGTGCATCGTGGAAGATCGTTCCGGACGGGTCCGTTTCGGTTTCCCCCGGCATGGCTTACGATGCGTGCGGCGAGCTCGTTTCCCCCCCGCTTTCCGGCGTCGAAGGGCTCGAAGAGGTTCGCCGCGTTCTCGCTGCCCTTGTCTCGGTTGGCGGCACCGTGAACCGTACTTGCGGGCTTCACGTTCACCTCGACGGTGCGGACCTTTCCCCCGCCATGATCGCCACGGTCCTCCGCCGCTACGCTACTTTCCAGGCGGGGATCGACGCCTTCATGCCTGCTAGCCGTCGCGGGTCGCGGTGGGCGGATCGTATCACCCCGGATCTTATCGCCGGAGTCGAGCGGTGCGCGGATCGTGCCGCCCTTCGCAACGTCGCGGGACGCTTTGACCGCTACCGGGCGATCAACGTTGCCGCCTTCGCCCGCCATGGGACGATTGAATTCCGGCAGCACTCCGGTTCCGTGAACGGCGGGAAGGTCGCTCGGTGGGTTGCCTTCGCCCTCTTCTTCGTTGCCGCCTCCATCGCCGGGACCGTTGCCGCCCCTACGGTTGCCACGGTTGCCCCGGTTCCCACGGTTGCGGGTCGCGGTCGTCGCCCCAACTTCGCCGCCCGTCGTGCCGTCGTTGACCAGCTTTCGCAGGGTGCCACCCTTGCCGGGGTTGCCGCCCGTTCCGGCTACACTCCCGGCACGTTGCAGGTTTCCATCCTTGGGGCGCTTCGTGGCATGGGGCGGCTTACCACTCGCGGAGGGCTGTATCACTTCACCGTGACTAACCCTGCCGCCCTCGCCGCTTGGCTTGGCAACGCGGCTGCCCCGGTTGCGACGGTTGCCGCCGCCCCGGTGTCGAGCACCCCTGATACCCTCTGGCGTGGCATCCCTACGGAGCTTTCCGGGTACTACTCCGAAAGGGCGATGGATCTGGACCCCCGCCCGTGAGGGAAACCCCCGAAAGGGGGTTACTTTTCGCAAAAGCCCCCGTCAACAGGGGGTGTGAGGGGGCTCACAGGGGGGAGGGTGTGAAAAAACTCACAAGCCCCCCCTCTTTGACCGGGGGGAGGGGGAGGGGCAGCTACCGGACAAGATGATCGGGGGTATCAAGCACGATGCGGGGCTTGATCCACGCACTAAAATTTTTTTTTGGAATTTTTTGAAAAAGGTTCTCTTTTTGCCACCTTTTTGCATTTTTTTGGAATTTTTTGTATTTTTAAAGAACTATTAGAAAATTTTTTCCGAATTTTTTGGGAATTTAGGGCGGGATAAAACAAGCTCCAAAAATTTTTTCCGGGAATTTAAGAAATTAAAAAACATCCCCCTCTCAGTAAAATAATTTTTTTTGGAAATTTTTATGTTTTAAAATGGATATTTAGTAAAGAACATGAAAGTTATAGATAAAAAATTAGAATTACAAAAACTTTTACTAGAAGAAATTATCTCAGGTAAAATAGATCTATTATTAGAAGCAGATCCGGCAACGGGTACAAAGCCAGAAGATGTAAAAAAAGCCGGGGAAACAGCCGTAGAGCCACAAGAAATTGCACCGCAAATTAATGATTTAGTTTCAAAAATAAAAACCGCTGATGCAAATTTGAAAAAATCACAAAACGACTTTGTAAATGCGGCAAATAATGCTTTAAATAGAGCGAAAGCATCTGATGGATTAGAAGATCCTAAAATAGTAGGAAATAATATAGCAAGCATAGCAAATAAATTAGTAACGACTTTAACACAAAATAAAGTAAATCAATATAAGAACTTAGCAAATCGTGACAGTGGAATGTTTGCAATAATAAATTTATTAAATGCAGAATATGAAAGATTAACAGGTAAAAAATTACCAGCATTCAATGTAAATAAAATATTACCTGGTTTAATGGCAGCAAGAGCTGCTGGCATAAGTGTTCCATCCACACCATCTGCGCCAACAACGCCAGCAAGAGACTCTACAGGAGTGACTGCGGCGGCCTCAACAACAGGAACAGGTGGAACAATTCGCGCGGAACACAAAGAACTAATAAAAGAGATAGCAAGAAGAATTTTAAAAGAAGAAATATCTCTGGTACGTAAACAATTGGATCCAAAATCATATTCCAGTAAATTTAATTTAGAATTTTTTAAGAAAATTTTTATAGATTCTAGAGAAAAAAATGATGAATTGATTGAAACCATACTATGGGAAGCAATTAACTATGCAAGAGAGACTTTAACAGAACTTGGACAAGGTTCTAGCAGAATTGCATTCCTAATGCCAGACGGCAAACAAGTATTAAAAATTGCAAAAAACGAAGCAGGAATTGCTCAAAATAAACAAGAATTAGAAATATTTTTAAATCCATCCATAGCTAAAATTTATACAGACATATATGAATGGGATAAGGGAAAAAATTGGTTAATTACAGAGTATGTACAACCATTTAATTCTAGAGATGATTTTCAAAATGAAATAGGAATCAGATATAGTTTTTTTGAAGTTTTATTATCAGATATAAGAAAATGGCTTGCTAGAGATTTGCAAGATCTACGAGATTTATATGAAATGCTAGAACTATCAAAAACTCAACCTTCAAAATACGATGAAGAAGAAATTAAGAATAAGATAGAAGGCATTGATAAAATCAGTAAGAATGAAAAAGCATATAATTTTGTTACAAGACTTATAAATCTAATGCAAAGAGGATTGATAGAAAAAGATTTTGTTTATAAACATTTTGGTAAATCAAATGTTGATGGTAAAATAAAATTATATGATTATGGATATTCGATAGATGTTGACAAAAAACATTACAAGTGATAAAGCTTATGAGAATACTAAAAGAATTCATAAAATTGCAAATAAAAACAATTTTAGAAGAACAAGAAAAAGAGAAAATTGAGGCGGGGGAAGAGGTTCAATCACCTACCTCCAGTCAAACATCACCAGAGGTTAGTGATGAATTCAATAATATATTGAGTTATGCTAATGAGGAATTAAATTATGCAAGTGAAGGCTCTGGACGCAAAGTATATATTTTATCAGAGAAAGAAGTATTAAAAATAGCTTATACGAACACAGGTATTGCACAAAATAAGAAAGAAGTAGAGATATCGGAAAAAGAATCTAACAATCCTTTATTAGCGAAAGTATTAGATTGGGACAGGGATGGATATAAATGGATTATCTCTGAGCGTGTGACTCCGATAAACCCAAATAGTGATGCATTTAGTGAAGCTACTGGTATACCCGAAGATTTATTTGTTGAAGGATTAAAAGAGGTAGAGAAAGACTCTCAGATTAACACTGGGGAGAAATTAATTGATGCTTATATGAAATCATTACGCACTGAGATAGATTCTTTTATAAAACGTGAACATGAAATTCGTTCTAATCCTAGTTCTGGATTAGATGCTAACATGTTAGCCCAGGCACGTAGCACGAGAGAAGACATATTAGAGCAATATGAAAGTATTGATTTGAATAGTGAAGTATATCAGAAGGTTGTAGCTTTTTTAACTAACGTTATAAAATTGATAAGGCAACATAATTTATTGATAGGCGATGTTGCTCGTATAGAGCATTGGGGAAAATCTCTGAATGATGATAATGAATTAAAATTATATGACTATGGAGCCGAGCTAGGATCTGCTTAGATAGGTTAGAATAATTTAAAAGGCTATAGAAACGTTTCTCCTTTTGAACCTGGCTTATCATGTTCTATTAGTTAAACAATTGTTATAATCGATTCTAGCGCCTACCGCTGGCACAGAAGATACATATGTGGATGTGTATTTGTCATGGGTGGTATTTTCTACATTTATATGGAATATTTAGATAATAAAACGTATAAAGGTTATAGAAATTATAGAAACCTTATATATTGTTATTATTTTAACAAGAGAGATAATAGGGGGTTAAGACAAAGGATTTTCTATTTATAGATATGAGCAGATAGCGAGAGGGAAGTAATTGCCAATAGACAAGAAACGTTTATCTGAGATAGTGGATGATGAGATTGCGAGTCGTCGTGAGACTGGTCGTCACATTGGTCCGATTGGTTGGCGTGCTTCTGTGATTGATAATTTTGAGAGATGGATTATACGATTGGTTATAATTCGAGTAGAGAACATATTAAAATACATAAGAAGCAATCGTCGTTTAAACAATTCGGATCAGTTATTAATTGACATAGAGATAGAGTTAGAGGAACTTATAAAAGTTTTACGTGGTCATGAGAAAAAATAGTTAGATATGGATATGATTCATAATTGTTAGATATTTTTAGGAAACGTTACGGATTAGAGAGGCAGGAATATATTTTTTTGCAATTGGTGAATAATGAATGTATGAAGATATAATGTGTGTTAGGTATATGGGGGAAGAAGAATAAAGAATGAGGATTTAATGAAGAAGTTGACCAAGAATTGGGAAACTTCTTTTCTATTTAGGGATATAGAAAAATGTTGCGGGATCAAAAAAATAATAATTTAGATAAAAAAAATCGGTCGGGGCGCGGCTTTGCCGCTAAGAAACTAAATTATTCTCTTCCAGTAGGAGATGGCGGATTTATAGGAGATAATTTAAGAATTCTTATTAAAGAGGTGATTGAAGGGACTGATGAAAAAGATATTTGGTATGATCCAGTATTAAAGAATAAAGAACGGCTTTATCTTAGAATAGGTCAAAACATTAATAGTGCTTCCAGATTTGGTTTAGATTCAGAATGGCAGCAAGAAACTGGAAAACGGTATGAGGGTGGTGTTTCTGCTTATTTCTTAAGAGAGACTGGAAAAGGTTATGAGATATCGTATCCAGATAAGAGAAGAGCATCATATAGACTAGAGAATTACTTCAGTAATATGTTTCTAAATGTTCTCCAGCAACCTATCTGTGAAGGGCAGATATACATTGTCAAAGGAAAGCTTATTGAGATTCCGAATATAGAGATGGATCCTGAGATATATTCAGAATATAAAGAATTTTTAACTTATGATACCGGGAGCGATGGAGAACCGTTATTAGAACCTGGGACAGTTAGTATTATAGAGACAATTACATTAGAAGACTTTATTAACAAATTTTATTTTAGCGGCGGGGGATCTGTAAAAGAATTATTTTTGAGAGAAAAAAATAAAGAATATAATTCTTTGTGTGATGAAATATTGAACGTTCTAAATAAGAGTAAAGTATTCTCTACAGAAGAGATAGTTCAGAAAATAAAAGATTTAAAATTGTATGGTTTTGGTGGTTTTTGTGCAGATGCTGCAATACAAATTAATCATAAAATTTTCAATGGCGAAGGAGAATATATTGTAGCTGTTAATAAATTTTTATTTGAAAAAGAAGATCGAATTGTTGGACATGTTGCAGTAAGATATAATGAAAAATTGTGGGATGCAGAGGGATTAACTACAGAAGAAAAATTAGAATCATGGGGAATGGTTGATGAAAACGATCCTGATTACAATGAATATCCCCAATGGAATGCTGATGCTGCTTATGAAGCAGAGTTATTAGAAATGGATGAAGATGAGTTGATGAGATATTTTGATATTTGTCAACCTAGCACTTTAAAGGAAGTTATGAATTATCTTTTTGAATCGGAAAATAAATTTATTTTATCTGATTTAAAAAAATTAAAAACTTATAAAGAAATAAAAGCATATATCGAAGAACATGGTTTTGAACAAATAGGCTCTGGTCTTGGTCGAGATACATATGCACTTTCTGATGATGCAGTAATTAAATTACAAACAGACATAGATTCAGAGCAGAATCAAAATAAAATTGAATATAATTTTTCTAAAGCTTTAGGCAAAGCTTATGCTCCAGAAACATATAAACATTCTCATGATTTTAGTTGGATTATCTCGGAACGAGTTAAAACCTGGAAAACGGAAAAGGCATTTAAAAATGCAACTGGCTTAGATGATGAATTATTGAAGAATATGATTGATTCGGATGTAGATGTTGAGAATATAACTACAATAGGCAATGAAATTATTAAAAAAATGAAAGATTTATATTTGAACGGGGTACAGGATGTTGATAGATGGGAACACTGGGGGATTGCCAAGGATGGCAGAGTTGTTTGCATAGATTTAGGTTCAAGTTTATGGGAAAATTAGATATACCGTGTTCTTTAGATATATTTAAGTGGGTATGAAGAACAATCTAAAAACATTATTAGAATATTTATTAATGAAAGAGGAACCGGAAGAGCGGCATCCATTTGAGATATCCGTGGATGATTTAGTAGCTCACCGACACAGTCTAATTGATGCATATGATAACTGTGTCTATAGGGATAGATGTTCCAGGAGTTCTGGACCTATAGTAGTGGTACCTGTGGAGAATGGCAAGTATCAGTTAATAGATGGTTATCATCGTTTGATAGAGCATTTATTAGATGGAGCGGAGCGTCTTCTTGTTGTTATTGGTGGTGAAGGTTCTAGGGAGTATGCCGTAGCTCATGGTGCGGAACGTTGGCAGGGCGATGCTAAAAAGCCTTATGGTAATCTTGGAGCCGTCATCGGCCCCAATGCGCTGAGTGACGGTCTGGCACATACCGAGAAGCGCAAACGTTGGAAGGGGTTATCTTCTTTAGCTGCGGAAGCCCGCAAAGCTGGTTCATATGGAGAGTTTGAGCAGGATTATATGCGTCAATACAAACGTGGTTTATACTGGCATGTAACGATGGATCCAGATTTTAAGATTAATCCAAACAAAGGTCCACAAGACAAGAGTGCTGGTGGGTTTGGTCAAATTATGACGGGTGGCTTGATGTTCACTAGTGATTTAGAACGTTGGTCTGGTCATTATGGCAAAGAGCGTGGATATGCTGCTCTGCTTGATATGACTAAAGTTCCAAGAGAGAGTTACAGGCAAGTTAGTCGTGGTTTTGGCAATGAGTTTTTTTTGCATAATGCTGCAAATAGTGAAGCAAGTGTTGAAAAAGTTGTACAGATATCAACTGCAAAGAGGATTGACAAGCAATATAATAAGCTTTTGCCGAAATCATATGAAGAGTTAAAAGAGTTTTACGAGTGGGCAATAAAGCAATGAAACTAAATAACCTAATAAGCTATCTTTTTGAGAATATAATCGATCAATCTCCTAAAAAATTATTATTATTAGTTCATCCAGATGTTGTATTTGAGATATCGGAAACTGAGTTTATTGAATCGTATAAGAATCGGCTTGAAAAAGAGTTGAGTGAGTTTGATCATGTTATAACTCATTTAATGTTTAGTTCTGAGGCACCAAAAGTGGTAACTGGAATAAAAGATCGAAAAAAGTTATGGGATGAGTTCAAGAAAGTACTGGTGAACAAAAGTGATTGGATAGGATTGGATCATAAGTTTTCTGCGAGTTTTTCGGATGCACTACCTGATTATTTGATAGAGAATGAAGGAACTCAAATATGGTTAGGTGGCGGATATAAAGATCTTTGCGTAGCAGGTACAAGAGAATCTTTATTAAGAAGTTTAAATGATATAATAGAGTTAACTGGAGCTTCTATAGCTGGCTGTTATGCTCCTTTGATAGTCACAGAACGTTATAGACCGTCCTTTGGAGATCAAAAGGTTACAGAGCCTTCTGATGCCCTTCGTGAATGTATTAAAATGATTGTGGAGAGTGAAATAAAAAGTCGCAGTCATATGAGTAAGGAAGAATTAGGAGAATTTAGAGATGTTTCTGTTGAAGAACAAGAGAAAGATTATAAACCAAAAGGATTTTGGTATGACTGCAATGAGGAATGGTCTAATTGGGTAAAAACAAATATGCCTAAATGGATAGGAGAACATGAATATTCTATTGAATTAAATCATGATAATATGCTTGTTATTCGTAATTTTGATGATTTAAAAAAATTTAATGATGAATATAGCATTAATCCTGAATTATCTGAAGATTCTTATAATGACAACTTAATTGACTGGAAAAAAGTGGCTCAAAAGTATTCTGGGATAGAAATTTGTCCATATATTAGTGAAGCGGAACAAATACGAGAAGTAGGAAAAGTTTTTAAATGGTATAAGGATTGGGATATGGCATCTGGATGTATTTGGAATAAAGAAGCTATAAAGCTTATAGAAAAGAAAAAATCAAATATTGATATTTGGTACCACACTACCTCTAAAGAGAATTGGGATAAGATAAAGAGAGAAGGATTAAAAGTTGGATCTTTACCAAAGTTTTCTATTGGTTCATTAGAGTATTTATCTTCTATCTATGGTAGGGTTCCACTCTTCTTTAGTAAGCGCCCAGATTTATATAGGAATCTTAATTCTAGTAACGATTTAATAACTTTGGAAGTAGATTTGTCTAATATTCCTAAAGTTGCAGATGTTCCTTCCCTTGTAGAATATGGAGCATATATTGAACCTGAAAATGAAATTATTTGGTTTGAGAAAGTACCAGAAACTTTATTAGATTTTACAGATGAAAATGATGGCTCTATTTCATTTGATGAATTAAAAAATTCTCAAGAACTTGCAAAAGCAGCAACAAATTTAACTCAAACTGTTGCAGTAATAGAAGATGTAGGAAAAGATAGAATAAAAATTTATAAATGAAGTTTATAAACTTAAAATATAAGTTTATGTGTACGAGTTATTGTTTATGCGGTAGTATTTCAAAATGAAATATTAAAATATTCCAATTACATAGCGTGGAGGCATTGGTAACATTTGTAGCTGTTTCATTTGTTGTTCTGTTCTTGTGGCATTCATTTCATCAAGTTTATCATAAGATAAACTTTCTAATTTTGTAATTAATCCACCTTCGCCCATAAGAAGATCTTTTTTATCTTCTCTGCCCTCGCTGACAAGGGTATCACCATCTAATTGAAGTTCGGCACCAGGAATAGGAATACTTTTCATTTTTCCTCTAACGTGGCCGAGCAATTCTTTGCACAAAGCTAATGTATATTGGAAGATCCAATTTCTGCCCCAAGGATTCAATGAAGAGTACTGAATAAGACCCATTGGGATATTTGCAGGATTTGATGCACCAAAAATTGTTGTAGTTGTAGCAGCATAATTTTGACCACCTGTACCAGCAGATCCTCCTGCCAAGACACCATCTGGTTGAGATCCTGAGAAGTATGTTCCAATTAAACCAGGAGTAACAGACTGTGGGAAAGATACTCTGATCCAGATACGATCATTAAAGCTGGGAACTAAATTATTTGGCGTAGGAAATAATCTTAATTTACGACCAGATACTCTATAAGAATATTGTGAACGTCTTACTCTGGAGGCGGCTTTTAACATACCTGCTCTTAATACGTCTTCAAACAATGGTAAAACATAGAAGCGTGTATCTGGAATATAGCTTTCTACAGGTAAACCAGAGGCAATAAAGTTAGAAGCAAGATTGCTATTGAACACATATTGGATCGGAGCAAAATGATATATTTCTAAAACCTTCATTCTTCCTGTATAGCCGGTACTACCGGAGGTCATATACTGAATTAAAGGAATTCCAGCATCATCTTTTAGTTCGCTATATAGATCATAATCTTGTCGTCCAACTTCTAACTTAATTGAACCAGAATAAGAATCAACACTTTGACCAAACCCAACTTCAGAAGCATATGGTTCTGCCTGTCTAATTAAATAATCTAAATTTGGTTGCAAATAATTGTTTACAAGATTTAAATTATTTTGATATTTGCCAGTATTTGGATCAATGCTTCCTGTTGGATTGCCTAATAGACTAGATAAATTAGACTTTGCCTGATACATGATAATTTGAGAATTAAACATTAATACGGATTCTTCAAAACAAGTCCAAATCATCTTCTTAGTTAATTCAACGCTCAATACATCCTCTCCCAACTTTCGTAGAATAAATGAAACCATTTTATCTGCATCACTTTGAAATGCAGGGTCGCTATCGAAAAATCCAAATGAGGTTGGCTTTAATACTGTATTGAAAGTATTCATACTAAAAATAAATATGACAACAAAAAAAATAAATTATGCAGAAGCCGCTAAACGGTTCCAAGAATCTCATAACGAAGTCGAAATAGTAGAAAATACTTTTATTTCGTGGACGAAAAAAGCAAAATTCTTCGACAAAATAGTGCAAGATTATTTTGAATCAATTCCAAAAGATGTTTTTAAGAACAAATCTATTCATCCAATCAGAAGAAAAGAAAAAAAACTTAACAGTTATTTTTCAAAAAGATCTAAAAAGCAAAAAAAAGAAAAATCAACAATAGAACAGGTTATAAACAAAAGAAAACAAACTTGTTTGCAGAAATACGGAACAGATAATCCATCCAAAGTTGAATCAATTAAAGAAAAAAAAAGAATAACAAGCAAAAAAAATTGGAATGTTGAACAACCGCTCGCTGCAAAACAAATAAGAGAAAGAATTGCTAAAACGAATATAGAAAAATATGGTGGGGTTGCACCAGCACAAGATGCTTCCATTAGAAATAAAATGGTAAAATCAAATATAGAAAGATACGGAGTGCCCCATTATTCAATGACAGAAGCTTATAAAGTTCAGCAGTCAAAAATAATAAACTGTGCTAGCAATGTAGAAGTTACATTAAAAGATTGGCTTCAAGCTATAAACTATACAAAAACACTTCCTAGTCAAATAACCATTAACCAATGGTTTCCATTTGCTGACTCTATAAAAGAAGAAGAACTAATAGAAAAAATAGAAGAATATAACTCATATAAAACACATCTGGAACATTTCATAGAGAAACAATTGAATCTAAAACATTATAATAAAAAGCCGCCTGAGCTAGAAAAATTATATCGACCAGATTTTAAAATAAATGATTCCTTGTATCTAAACATAGATGGACTCTATTGGCACAAAGAAGATTACAGAGATAAACAATATCATATGCTTCTCCGTAAAGAATTTGAAAAGTCAAATCTTAGATTGCTTCAGTTCAGAGAAGATGAAATTAAATCAAAACTTAATATTGTTAAATCAATGATTAATAATGCTTCAAAAGGCATATCAAAAAAAGTTTATGGGCGGAATACAGAAATAAAAGATGTTGCTAACAAACAAGCCATAAATTTTTTAAATGCAAATCATTTAAAGGGGGCTAAAAACGCAAAACATATAGGTTTGTTTGACAAAGACAACAACTTGATCTCTCTTCTATCCTGGAAAATATATAAAAATATCTGCAAGATAGAAAGGTTTTGTTCTCTTGTGGATACCGTGGTAATTGGGGGCTTAAGTAAGCTGTTATCAGAATTAGAAAAGAGATTGGTAAATCAGGTTAATGAATATCATTATTGGGTTGATTTACGTTATGGTTCGGGAAATCAATTAAAAAACTTTGGTTATGATATAAGTCACGAAACAATAGGTTTCGACTGGACAGATGGCAAGAATTGTTACAATAGATTACATTGTACAGCTTCAGAAACAAAAAGCGAAAAAGAAGAGGCGGCAACAAAAAAATTGTTTAAATTATATGATGCTGGTCAAAGACTCTGGATAAAAAGAATTCCCCCTGCAAATTAACTATTTACCAATATCTATGTCAAAAAAATTATTAAAAATTCTTATTGAAGAAATAATAAAAGAAACATTACAAGAGGGTAAAGAATTACTCGTTATGGATTTTGATGATACTTTAGTAAAAACTAAAGGCAAAATTTATGTTACAAAGGATTCCGGAGAAAAAAAAGAATTAACTCCAGCAGAATATGCCGCTTATCAAAAGAAACCTGGAGATAAATTTGATTATAGCGATTTCGTTAATGTAACGACACCAGAAGCGATCAATTGGACACAAGATATCCTTAAAAACGCAATAGAAAAAAATGGCATAGATTCCGTTTTAATTTTAACCGCAAGAGGACGAGCAGCAGAACCAGAAATAAGAGCATATCTCGCTAGTCAAGAAATAAATCCAAATATTCCAATTGAAATGTTAGGTGACAGCGACCCAGAAAAAAAAGCTCAGTTCTTAAAAATGCTTGCAATGCTTGGATATTCAGAAATTAAATTCTATGATGATAGTGAAAAAAATATTAAAGCAGCACGGGAAACAGCAAATAAATTATTAGATAAGGCAAAAATAGATCCTATTCATGTTAAGCATCAATAAAGTTCTAATTTACAACCTAACTCTAAACCATTCCTCTCAGCCCAACCGCTCCTTAACTCAATTGCATACATACATGGACTATTAACAAAGGTAGTCTCTTCATCATTTGCTCTTAAACGATGCATCTCCATTACACGCATCTCATTATCAAGAGCGATCAAATCTAAATCATATGGAACATCCTTCATCCAAAATCCTAAATTCATCTTCCCAGGATAAATAAAAAACTTCCCATAATCATCTTCAGGTTCCGGCTCATGCATGAACCCCTTCTCATGCTCCGAACTCCTTGTTAAAAAATGTAATCGTATATTCTTCCCATTTAATCTAGCAGAATGAACATTCGCATATCTACGCCAATTCTCAAATATTTCTTCTGTTGTTTTCATGGTTGTGTATATTTTATCGAAATAAAGCGGTTATAAAATCTTTAATCTGTGTTTCGCCAGAAGAAGAATTTAAATATTTCTCTACGAATTCTTTGTTACTTGTGTTTCCTTGTTCTTTATTCATATTAAATGTTTTTTGCCAAGTAAACATTGCATTTAATGGAGCATCAAACCCAAATAAAGAAAAAACTTCTAATAATCTTGAAGCTACTTCTTGTGCTTGGTAATGCTGACCTGTTACGATTACTCCACAAACTTTACCCTGTAAAGGACTTTTTTCTTTATAGACAACAACTCTATTTTCTAGAGTATTCATACGTTCAATTATTTTTTGTAAAAGAGCAGAATGATTCATCCAACGGTTTGAAGTTGAGAAAATGATTATGTCAGATTCAAATATAGCATCATAAATAACAGGCATTTCGTCTACTCCGCCATATTTCTCTGGTTCCTCAACTGAATTATAATGTGCCCAACAGCGATATTTCCCCGCATCATAACTGGCACAATTCTTTGCACCACCAGAATAACATGAAAGATTTTCTACAATATGAAGATCGTTTGCATTGATAAATTTTATGCTATGTCCTAATTTTTCAAAAATATCAAGAACTTTTTTTAAAACTGCTACCGAAGCAGCGTCTTCTTCTTTGTGTGTTGTTGTACTAATTCCTAATATTTTCATATCATTATTTCTTTCTTTAAGAATTTAAATATATAATGCCATATAATTTTTTGCTCTTTATATGAAGAGCCAAAAACCCATATTTCTATAATATTTTTATCTTTTAATTTAACATTAATTTTATTATTATTTAGTTTTTTTAAATTTTTAAAATCAATTAAATGATTAGATTCAAATGCAAAATAACCATTTTTAGCATTTTTTTTAATATCTATAAAAAAACTTTTATAATCTTGCCATGGTAAGACATAGTTTTTATTTATATAAAAATATTTTTTTCCGTTTTCGACATTAGAAAAAATAATTCCAGTTTTTATTTTTTGTTCATCATTTATTAAATGATTCCAAATTTTTTTTATTTTTTGTTTTTTATAAAAATGTCCTTGACAACTTGGATATGTTTTTATATTCAAATTTTGGAATAATAAAAATATCTTTTTCAAGAAAGGATCAACAGTTTTTAATAAAACTTTTTTTTTCGGCTTAGAAAAATTTTTTTTTGGAGTATGATAATACCAGAGTTTATTATTTGTAATATACCAATCTTTATTTAAGAATTTATCATGAGTTATAAATTCAGAATAAAAATAAATACATCTAAATATAAAACAAATTTTTGTATTTTTTAGAATAATATATTTTAATTTTTAAAAAAAATATAAAGAAATGTTAAAAATGCTAAAATTAAACCATAAATAACAATTTCAAAAAAAATAAACCAATGATTTAAAATATCTCGTATAGAACGATAAAAGTTTTTTATTTGTTTAAAAAACATTTAAGACCCATAACATTAATTATGGGTCTTCTAATCATGACTTTTCCTTTTTCATTTCCTCTTCCCAAATTTCTTCTGCTGCTCTAAGAAAATTTTTTGCATTTTCTCTACTAGAAAACTTGTCAGCAGTATTCCTAAAGGCTGCCAACATCATTTCATTTGCGTTCTCTAAATGCAAAGTAGAAAATCCAACTAACGGAGAAGAAATAAGAATGATGCAATACTCAATCATTCTTGAAAAGAATCTATTCCTTATAGGATCGATATTAGCAATATAATATGCTCGCCTTGAAATAGCGAAGAAAGAATGATAAAATACAATTCCTTTAGAGAAGAAATAAAGGAAAATTGCCAGCAAGATCATTAGTAGATAACTCATTTGTTTTATGTTCCTTTCTTTGATAATAATAGAATATCATCAAAATAATAGAATATAAACAAATATAAAAATAATCTTCAATCAATAAAAATTTTCTATAATAGAAATGGTTTGTTCAGGATTTTTTGTTTGCCAAGAATTAGGACGACAAGCTTCATATATTGTATGATCGTTACCATTTATTTGACATCTATCTCCTATAAAGAAGACTTGATATTGTTGAAAATATCTTAGGGAATAAGTTTTATCCCAGCCTTTTGGATAAATATCAAAACTTGTTTCGCCGCCAAGATTTATAACAAGATTTTCTAAACCTAATTTAATAAATTCATCACGAGCAATGCATAATAGAGGAAGACGTATTGAATTGTCTTTATCTAACCGTTCCCATATTTCTCTTTGATGAAGATTTGCTGATCTACCAATCGGACACCAATTTAACATAGAACCACGATATTGAAAAAAATTACCAGTTAATGGTAGCTCTGGATATTGATTTAGTATATGTAGCTGAGATTGTATGCAGAATTTTATTAATTTATTGTAATGTTCCTGTCCTAGTTCTTGAATCATATTAATTTCAAATTTTGCACTATCTCCTTCTTCTAAAGAATAGTATTTTGTTCCATTGCACGGAAGCCAATGAATCTTCTTTTTAAGATCAGAATCAAATAGTATTTTACATTGTTCCTTGATATAATCAAAATCAGAACCAGAGACAATTCCTATCTCATAACCTTTTGAATAAAGGGTTTTTAAACTTTCTAAAACATTAGATTCCATCTGTTTGCGAGCAGGAGTTAATGTTCCATCCATGTCAAAAAGAACTATTTTTTTCATTTTTTTTCTTTTTTCAATTCATTTTCTTTGTTTTCTTGTTTAGCCTTTGCTAAAGCTTCCATCCAAATTTTTTGGAAATATCCTATTGCTGACATTTATTAAACTCCATCTCTCCAATGCTTATAGCATCTGGCTTCATAAATATCTCCGCCTCCAATTAAAATTTGCTCTTTTGAATCTGTTGTCTTTTTTCTATATGTTCTTGTTGCTTCTTTGCCACAAACAGAACATTTTGCTTTTAATTTTATTACATTATCAGCTTTTATTAACAATAAAGGCATAGAACCAAAAGCTTTACCATCACTATCCATATCCAAGCCAACAGCAACAACATCAATTCCTAAATTAAGATAAGCATCTACTACGTTACCGATTTTATTAAAAAATTGAACTTCATCTATAAATAAAACATCAACTCCGTTTAGTTGATTTAAAGATGGAAAATCATCTGGATGCAATTTCATTACAGGCAAACCAGTCATATTTTTTAATGAAACTTCATCGTGAGTAATGATGTCTTCTACAGAATAACGATTATCAATTGCTGGTTTAATAATCAATGGTTTTAAACCAATAGATAAGGCATTACCTATTTCGCCAATTAGGTGAGAAGTTTTGCCACTAAACATGGGACCAGTTATTATAGTTAATTTTCCATATTCCATATCAAAATTGCTCCGCTTCTGTACTATCTTTCAACGCAACTGTTGAAGCACCATTTTGAACCGTATTTTGAACATAATCAAAATATCCGGTTCCTACAAAGCTTTGATGCTTAACTGCTCGAAAACCCTCATCCTGCATTGCAAACTCTCTCTGCTGCAACTCAGAGAAACCTAACATACCATTTTTCTTATAAGCCTTGCTTAACTCAAACATAGACGTATTAAGAGAATGAAAGCCGGCAAGAGTTATAAACTGGAAACGATATCCCATAGCAGCCAACTCTTCTCTAAACGTTTGCATCTGTCCACGATCCAAATACTTTGACCAATTGAAACTTGGTGAACAGTTATAAGCAAGTAGCTTGCCTGGATATACCTTGTGGATACCCTCTGCAAAGGCTCTAGCAACCTCTAAATCGGGTTTGCTTGTCTCCATCCATAGAAGGTCAGCATAATGAGCATAAGCCAATCCACGGGCTATACAGCTCTCCAATCCATTACGGATACGATAGAAGCCTTCTCCGGTTCTTTCTCCGGTGACAAATGGACGATCTCTTAAATCTATATCGCTTGTTATAAGATTTGCAGCCTCGGCATCTGTTCTGGCAACTACAAGAGTAGGAACGTTCATTACGTCAGCGGCTAATCTAGCTGCAATAAGTTTAGCGATAGCCTCACTTGTTGGAACAAGAACCTTGCCGCCTAAATGACCACACTTCTTTGCGCTGGATAGTTGATCTTCAAAATGAACACCAGCAGCACCCGCTTCAATCATCATCTTCATTAACTCATAAGCATTTAGATTACCACCAAAGCCGGCTTCTGCATCGGCTACTATTGGCTGCATCCAATCTTTACTATTATCCCCATTTACACTATCAATCTGTTCGCAACGCAAGAGAGCATTGTTGATTTTTTTAACAACGGCTGGAACGCTATCAATAGGATAAAGAGATTGATCTGGATACATATGTCCTGCAAGATTTGCATCTGCTGCTACTTGCCACCCGCTCAAATAGATTGCTTCTAATCCAGCAGCCACTTCTTGAATAGCTTGATTACCGGTTAGAGCGCCAAGGGCGGCGACATATGATTGATTGTTAAGACGCCTCCAAAGTTTATTTGCTCCAAGACGGGCAAGGGAGTGTTCTATTACAACCTTACCACGAAGCTTTAAAACATCTTCGGCGGTATATGGACGGACAATGCCATTCCAACGTGGGTTCTCTTTCCAATCTTTCTCAATGGTTTCTTTATCGTAAGTCATATGAAACCATTATGCAAGTTAGATTTATATTTGTAAATTAAATAAATTTAAAAAATTTATTGAAATATTATTAAAATAAATCATGACTACTTATAATAAATTATTTTAGGTTTCTATATAACAAGAGCAAAATTTATATTCAATAGACAAACTGGTTTCAATCAAATTAGAAGTGGAGAACAAGATGAATCTGTTGTAGAATTTGATGTCGATGCAATAAGATTAACATCTGGTTCAATAATTGAATACTATCCAGAAGATCCTTCTCAATGGTCAACAGTTCCTACTAATCTTGTTCAGGCGGTAGATTATCTTGCTGCTGGAAGTGGATCTGGCGGTGGAGGTGGTGGCTCACCTGGTGGAGCTAATGGTGATATACAATATAAAGTAAACGCCACAACTTTTGGCGGCGCATCAAAGATTAGATTTGTTGGTGGAGATGTATTTGTTACCGGCTCTTTCCTAGGTGATTTAGTTGGAACTGCAAGTTATGCAACTAATGCTGCAAGTGCATCTTTTGCATCTTCGGCATTAAGTGCCTCATATGCAACTAATGCTGAGTTTTCTTGGCAACAAGCTATATTTGTAGCTAAAAATGGAAATAATAGTATAGCAGATGGAACTTTAAACAAACCATTCCTTACGATATCTGGTGCCATGGCATCAATTAACGATGCTTCTCCATCTAAAAGATATATTATAAATGTTAATCCAGGTGTATATACAGAAACCGGTGTATTTGAATTAAAAGCTAACGTTTTTATCAATGGATTGGACAGAAATACGGTTAGAATAACTCCAACCTCTTTTGCTTTAAATCCCGATTTTAGTGGCTCCGCTGCTATAGATAATCGTTCTGGATTTAGCAATTGCACACTTAGCGGTGCTTGTGATTTCAATTGGGCAACAGTAACATCATCTGCCGGAAAATTGTTTTTTCAAAATTGTAGCTTTAATAGCAATGTTAGTTTTACTGGACATAACAATGCAATCGCACAGATGGCAACATCAAACTGTTTATTCTTTGGAAGTTGGACAAATTCCGGAATTAATGCAGGAACCCATCAAGGAAATATTCATTATGGTGCTGTTAACTTAAATCAGCATCCTTCTTTACCAACAATTTTAAATGCTAATGGCGGCGGCGCATCTACGACAACGGTAACTACAACGGTAAGTGATTTTAATCGTCGGTGTGCATGTTTCTTCTATTCTTTCTGGGCAGGTACCTTAACTATTGACGGTCCTTCCAGCTATGTGGATGCAACAGAAAGTTCATTGGCTACCGCCGATCCAACAACACTTAATGGTGGAACATTTGTTCCTATAAGAACTGCTGTTACCCGTACATTAAGTAATCTAACAAATCCAACAGCAATTAATGCAAATTTAGTACCAGATGTAACAAATATTCGTTATAATGGTGATTTTGGAAAACAATGGCTTTTTAATTTTGCAAATGTATACGGAAGTACCGGTACAGAAATGTATATTATAACAATGCCATCTACATTTGGAACTAGTAATACCGGAAGAGACATATGGTTATTGCCAGACGGATATGGATTAAATGCAAATGTGAATGGTGGCAATATAATACTTGAAACTGCTGCTACGTCTGGAACCGGTTCTAGAGGCGCTATAATATTAAATGCAAGACAGATTGATGCTTCTGGTTCTCTAATTAGAAATCTTGGAACTCCGGTTACTGGAAGCGATGCAGCAACAGCAAAGTATGCAGATTTATTTCCAACTGGTTCTACGGGATCTCGTCCTTCTGGACCTGTAACTGGACAAAGATTTTTTGATACTACATTAGGAATTCCAATATGGTTCAATGGAACAAATTGGATTAATGCTGCTGGAACTATAGTTTGAAAAGGAATACATTATGTCACAAAAAAGATTACCAACACCTATTCCACTAGAACCTTCTCCCCCATCCCCACCTAGAGAAAATCCTCCTCCAATTGTTCCATAACTTAAGCTGATTTGAATATTAAGATATATTTTAAGCCGTATTATAATATAAGCTATATTTAAAATAGTATGTTTCATGTATCTAAAAATGGAAAATATTATAAATTTGTTGGTACAGATGGATTCAATTTTGACATGTGCCCACCAGAAGTGTTTGAACCAACAATATCTAGTTTAATATTATCTTATGACATATCCATTTCAGCCTCCTATGGAGGAAGTGGCACAAATATAATAGATTTACAAGGAAATAGTAATGGAACTCTTGTTAACTCACCAACTTACACTTCTGATAGTGGAGGTATATTAACATTTAATGGTGTTAATCAAGGAATCTATACAAACACCTCATTAAACTCACTTTTCCCAGGAACTTCTCCAACTAAATCCGAAGCTCAATCAATATTCACCTGGATATATCCAATCTCACAAGGAAATATAATTGTAGAACGTGATAATGCTGGTTTAAGTGATGCTGGGTGGTTTAATAGCGATATCGACGTTGTTAATGTTGCTGGTGCTGCACAATTTCGGTTTTCCGCTTGGCATGGCAGTCTTATTTCCCGTGTCACCTCATCTCAAACATTTAATAACTGGTATTATGCCGGGTGGACATATGATGGCACCACATTAACCGGATATGTAAATGGAATTTCAGTTGGCTCAGTTGCATTAAACAGATTGGCACCATATAATTCTGGTCAAAATTTCTATTTCTCTATAGGTTCTTCAACTG